GGATTTAACAAAGGCAGAAAAAGAGCCAAATGTATTCGTTCAATCTCTCAGTCGTTACCGCTCTCTTGTTCAAGCAAGTCAAAAATACACAATCGGTGGGCTTCCGGTGGAGCCTGAATTAGGTCAAACTGTTGAAGAAAGATTGAACAATTCAATCAAGAATTGGATCGGCTTTGGCAAAGATCAGTTTCCTAAAACAAAAGCACCAGAAAATGTAAAAGGTAAACGAGATGAGGAGCCAAAAGTATGAAAATCAATAGAAATGCACTAAAAGAATTGATTCTTGAAGAAATGAATAAAATGGAGGAGCAAGAAATTCCTCCCGTTATCAAAGCCCCGCCCAAACCCCCAGCAGGTTCAACTGACGATAAAGAAGAGCCAGCCGGTAAATTACCAATAGATGTTGAAAGAGATTTAAAAATTGGTTTTGCTACAAAGTTTGATGAATTAGTTAAACAAAACATTAACAATCAAAAGGAAGTAAATGCTTTTCTAGACGCGATGTTGGATTTGTTAGAAAGTGCAGAGCCTGAAATGGTAATAAGAGCCTTAAGAGGCGCACTAGCAGACCGCACTAAAGCGTCCAAATAAAAAAATGCATGTCACAGTATGTCTCAAAAAAAGAACTAGTAAAAGAGATTGTCAAATGTGGCAAGGATCCCGTCTATTTTATTGACAATTACTGCAAAATTTCACACCCAACCCAAGGGCAGATAGTATTTAAAACCTGGGATTTTCAAAAAGAATTATTGCAGAAATTTAACGATTATCGTAACAATGTAATACTAAAATCAAGGCAGATGGGCATCTCTACAATTACCGCTGCCTACGTGTCATGGATGATGCTTTTTCATCGAGACAAAAACATTCTTGTCATTGCGACAAAGTTTAGCACAGCAGCGAATCTTGTTAAAAAAGTAAAAGCAATGATTAAAAATTTACCTCCTTGGTTTGATCAGTTAGCCCAAATTGCAATTGACAATCGTTCATCATTCGTTCTCAATAACGGTTCAGAAATTAAGGCTTCTTCAACTTCAGCAGACGCCGGTCGTTCTGAAGCTCTTTCGTTACTTGTAATCGACGAGGCAGCACACATTGAAGGATTTGATGAGTTGTGGACAGCACTCCAACCTACAATGGCTGCTGGTGGTCGATGTATTGCTCTTTCATCTCCAAATGGTGTTGGTAATTGGTTTCATAAAACTTACGTTGCAGCAGATAATGGGGAAAGTAATTTTCACCCAACAAGACTTCATTGGACACTTCATCCAGAAAGAGATCAAGAATGGTTTGAAGAAACAACAAAAAATTTATCAAGAAGAAAGATCGCTCAAGAGTATGAATGCAATTTTAATGCTTCTGGTGAAACTGTAGTCCATTCTGATGATTTGGCAAAAATCGAACAGATGTGTTGTGAGCCGAAACACAAAACAGGGTTTGATAGAAATTTTTGGATTTGGGAAGAAAATGATCCAGAACAAAAGTATCTATTAGTGGGAGATGTTGCCAGAGGTGATGGAAGAGATTATTCAGTTTTTCACATTTTTAAAACATCTACAATGGAACAAGTTGCAGAGTATCGTGGAAAGCCAACAACAGACATGTTTGCAAGAATCCTATTCGATGCAGGAAAAGAATACGGGGATGCTATGTTGGTTGTTGAAAACAATAACATTGGCTATTCAGTTTTGGAAAAACTCATTGAAGCCGGTTATCCAAATTTATACCACTCTACTAAAGGAACTCACGAGTACATTGATCAATATGAAGCACAAAACGTAACAAATTCTATTCCTGGCTTCACAACAACTCAAAAAACTCGACCACTTATTGTTTCTAAATTGGAAGAATTTGTTAGAAACAGCTTAATTACAATTAACTCGACCCGAACGCATCAAGAATTAAAAACTTTTGTATGGAGGAATGGAAGACCAGAAGCACAAAGAAGCTATAACGATGATCTAGTAATGTCATTAGCTATAGTTTGTTGGATTAGAGACACGGTGCTAGAAGAAAACACAAGAGATTTACAGTATAAAAGAGCCTTTTTAAACTCGATGATAATGACATCAACCAAGTTAAATACCACAATTCCTGGACAAATTGGCTACAAAAGTAACGAATCTCTTGATAAAATGAGTAATGCAAAAAAACTTTATAGTGATTTTGGTTGGATAATAAAAGGATAAAAAATGGCATACGGCAACAATAGAAAAAACAATACAAGGAATCCAGAGTCTTTTTTGTTTAAAGCATTAACAAGACTTTTTTCTGGACCACTAACACAATATCAAAGACAAAGCCCAAGACAACTAAAAAGATGGCAACTTGATAAATACAAGTTTCAATCTGCGGGTGGTCTTAGTTTTAAAAAATCTACTAATAATCCATTTGATAATGCATTTGGAAACTCCCTTGCCGGAGAAGCAAGAGCAGAAAGATACATTGATTTTGACCAAATGGAATACATGCCAGAAATTGCCTCTGCCCTTGACATCTATGCCGATGAAATGACCGTATCCTCTCCTTTACAAAAGCTTCTTACAATCAATTGCCACAATGAAGAAATTAAAGAAATTTTAAATACTCTCTTTTACAGCATCTTGAACATTGAATTTAATCTATTCGGCTGGTGTCGTAGCATGTGCAAGTATGGAGATTATTTTATTTACTTGGACATTGATGAAAAAATCGGTATTAAAAATGCAATCGGATTACCAGCGGTCGAAATCGAAAGACTTGAAGGCGAAGATAAAACAAATCCAAATTATGTTCAATTTCAGTGGAATTCTGGTGGTTTAACGTTTGAAAATTGGCAAGTCGGTCACTTTAGAATTCTTGGAAATGACAAGTATGCACCTTATGGAACATCAGTTTTAGAAGCATCAAGAAGAATTTGGAGACAACTTTCTCTACTTGAAGACGCAATGATGGCATACAGAATTGTACGTTCTCCAGAGCGTAGAATTTTTTACATTGATGTTGGAGGAATCCCAGAAAAAGAAGTTGAACAACACATGCAAAGAGTTATGACTTCTATGAAAAGAAATCAAGTTATCTCTGAAACTACTGGACGTGTTGATTTGCGTTACAATCCCATGTCTGTTGATGAGGATTATTTTATTCCTGTTCGTGGTGGAGCTGCCGGAACAAGAGTCGAGTCTCTTCCTGGCGGAACTTATACAGGTGACATCGATGATGTTAAATATTTGAGAGACAAATTGTTTTCTGCTCTTAAAATTCCAGCCTCTTACTTGACACAGGGCGAAGAAGGTTCAGAAGATAAAACAACTCTTGCTCAAAAAGACATTCGTTTTGCAAGAACAATTACAAGATTGCAAAGAAGTATTGTTTCAGAATTAGAAAAGATTGCTGTTATTCATTTGTACACTCTTGGTTATACAGGTAAAGATTTAATTTCTTTCAAACTACATCTTAACGCTCCTTCTAAAATTTCTGAACTTCAAGAGCTTGAGCATTGGAGAACCAAGTTTGATGTTGCATCGGCAGCAACCGAAGGATACTTTAGTAGGCGTTGGGTTTCAAAACACATTTTCGATCTTTCTGATGATGAAATTATTAGAAATCAAAGAGAGATGTTCTTCGATAGAAAGCTAACAACAGAATTAGATAAAGTTGGAACAGAAGATGAAATGCCCGGCGGCGGCATGGGCGGCGAACCCGGTGGTGCAGAAGCAGAACCTCTTGCTGGGGCTGATGAAGGTGGTGCAGATCTTACAGATCTTGCTGGAGGTGACGACAGCCCAACACCAGAACCTGAAGGTGGTGCCGGAGGTGACGAAGGGGGAGATGATGAAGTTCTTCTGTCGAAACCTGGTAAAAGAAATGAAATGCAATGGTCTAAGTCTTATACGACTCCTGGCGCAAAAGGAAAGATGTATACGCCTGTTAATACAGACACAAGAAGCATGGGCGCACGAAAACGAAGTATGCGTGGAAAATACTCTGAAGAAACCGGAAAAAACACTACAAGAAACATTTTCAAAGGCATGGGTGAACTTAACAGTCTTGCAAGAGGAATTTACGAGAATTTAGAAACTAATTATGATAATAGATTTAACAAGGAAGAGCTTTCAGTTTTAAAAAATGATGTTGAAATTCAACAAATAATTGAAAATTTAGAAGCTAAAAATAAGAGAGAAAATAAAGATGGCTAAGTTTAAACACAATAAAAAAAGAAATAGTGCCTTTCTTTATGAAGCATTGGTTCAAGAATTGACAAAAAGCATTGTTTCAAAGAACACTGAAGAGAAAAATAAAATAGTTAAGATTATTAAAGAGTCTTTTGGAAAAAATTCTTTAATGTATCAAGAATTAAAATTATATCGGTCAATTTCAGAAACAAATAATGTTGATACATTAACTGCTGAAAAAATCATTAATGAAACAAAAAGACAACACTCACAAATTAACTCCGAAAAGCTTATCGAAGAGCAAGTCAGTTTGGTAAGAAAAATTAGAAAAACATTATCTCAAGACATGTTTTCAAATTTTGTTCCGAATTATAAGAGTCTCGCTTCGATTTATCAAATCTTTAACAACACCCAGAAAATTAAATCTAAAATTTTGCTAGAAAACGATATGGCAAATAAGATGACATCCAAAGTTATTGAAGAGAAGATGGAGCCGATTGACAACCTTGTTTTTAAATCATTTGTAAAAAGATTTAATGAAAAGTATGAAGAGAATCTTTTAAGCGAACAAAAAGAAATGTTTTCTAAATACATTTTATCATTTAGCAATAATGGCGTAGAATTTAATTCATTCCTAAACGAAGAAATTGGAAGATTAAAAGAAAAAATCAATGAGTCTTTGAAAACAGAAGAAGTTTCTGAAGACGATGAAATGACTCAAAAAACAAAAGAAATTTATGAGCTGCTAGAATCTTACAAAACAAGAAAACCAGATGAAAACATGATTTTAGAAATTGCAAAAATACAAGAACTTGCAAGGGAGTTTTCATCCAATGGCAGTTAAGATAAAAATCCAAAACACAGACAAACCCCAAGAGCCAGAAAATCCAAAGATAAAGTTGGAAGCCCGAAAAACTCTTGATGGGAAGATAATGATTTTGGATCATCACTTCATTGATATTATTTTAGACACAAATAAAAAACAAATTACAGTATTTCCTAAAACTGTCGCTACGGATGAAGTTTATGGTTATCAGGATCAGTATTTGAATTATCTTGTAAAAGAGGGAGTGGTTGAACCTGAAACAATTAAAGGTGGAAACGTTTTTGGAAGTCTTGAAGCGTCCTATCCTGACTCCGCAGACAAAAACATTGATCCAGCACAAGTAGTTCTTTTATCAACAAAAAACTTTCTTGATGAACAAAAACCTATGATTGATGCATTTGATTTTATTGAAGACAACATTGAAGATCATTACATTGAACCTGAAGAAGACGACACTACACCTTTGGGTAGAGTTCCTCAATCAGCAAAGAAGGGTTCTATCACACCTTACAGAATTAGAAAGTATTTAAGCGGATACGGTTATTATTAGTGGAACTTTTGTACTTCATTCTCTCAGCTTATGGAATGACACAAATTTTAGTTTATGGTTCGATTTTCAATAAAATTAGACCATCTTATCATCC